GGAGCCTATTTTAATATGGGGAAAACCTGGGGAAAAAATACCGACAGATATATATGATGAACCATTAAGGTTGAATTTAGACCAAAAAATGGCAAAAGAGGGTCATCCAACACCTAAAGCAGTAGGATTAATAAGTTTAGTCTTAAAAGATTATAAACCAGACACAGTTTTAGACCTATTTGGTGGCTCTGGTAGTACTTTAATAGCCTGTGAACAACTAAACAGAAAGTGTTATATGATGGAATTAGACCCAATTTATTGCTCAGTAATCATAGAAAGATGGGAAAAATTAACCAATAAAAAATCAACAAAGGTAGACAAATGAAGGGTAAAAAAAAGAAATTCTTTGAAGCACTAAAAGAACAATTAGGAATAGTAACGGCAGCAGCAAAACAAACAGGGATAAGTAGAGCTGCACATTATAAATGGTTAAAAGAAGACCCAGAATATAGAGTAGAAGTAGAAAGGATTGATGATTTAGTATTAGATTTTGCAGAAAATGCTTTATTTAAGTTAATGAAAGATAAAAATACAGCATCAATAATATTTTTCTTAAAAACAAAAGGCAAGAAAAGAGGATATATAGAAAGGCCTGAATTCCAATTTAATAAACAAAACAATGTTAGTGTATCTGTAACAGAGGAAAAACTAAAAGAAATAGCAAGTGCTATTGATGAATATGGAGTATGAGATACAAAAAATTATTAAATCACCAATCGCTTTATGCACCTTAATATTTGAAAGGCCATTTGGTTATCAAGCAAAATTTCTTAAATCTAAATCTAATAGAATTGCATTTAGAAGTGGTAGGCAAGTAGGTAAAACCACAATTTGTTCTGTAAAAGCAATTCATCATGCATTAAACCAAGATAAAGCAATGGTAGTCATCTTAAGTCCTACACAAAGACAAAGTAGTTTAATGTTTAGAAAAGTAAGGGCTTACTTACAAAATGAACTTTTAAGAGAAGAAATAGTCCAGGAATCTCAAACTATGATTGTATTTAGGAATGGTTCAGAGATACATAGTTTACCTGGAAACAACCCAGATACAATTAGAGGATTTAGTCCAACTCTATTAATAATTGATGAAGCTGCCTTTGTAAAGGATGATGTTTATGTTGCAGCAGAGCCAAGTTTAGCTGCAACAAATGGGCAATTAATTATGACAAGCACACCTTTTGGTAAGAGGGGGAGGTTTTATAATGCTTTTTCAGATGAAAACTTTGAGAAATATCATATCCCATCAATAGAAAGCCCATTAATTACACAAGATTTCTTAGATGGACAAAGGGGTAGTAAAACAGAATTAGAGTTTAAACAAGAGTTTGAGGGTGAGTTCTTAGAAGAAATGGATACTTATTTCCCAAGAGAATTAATACTATCTTGTGTTGATGATGAAATAAATGAATCTGATGTTAAAGATAAATGTGATTACTATTTGGGTGTAGATATAGCAAGATATGGATTAGATGAAACAACCTACACCATAGCAAAATTAGACAACAAAGGAATGACTACAATAATCCATATTGAATCTACAAGTAAGAAACCTCTAACAGATGTTATGGGTAGAGTTAAGAATTTAAATGAGTTATGGAATTTTAGGGGAGTTTATATTGATGAATCAGGGGTTGGTGCAGGAGCAGTAGATGTTTTAGCAAAGAGTAATGTTAAACTAAAGAACTTAGATAATAAGAAAGGTGGAATTCCATTTACATTGCAAAACAAAGAAGAAATGTATAAAAACCTTAAATTAATGATGGAAACAAGCATGATAAAATTCCCACACCATGATAAACTAATCCAACAATTATCAGATATGCAGTATGAATATACTGAAATAGGACACACAAAACTACACCATCCAGATGGTGGACATGATGATTATCCTGATAGTTTAGCATTAAGTGTTTCTGCATTAATTAGAATGAGATATAAGCCCTATATTTCTTTGAGATAAAAATATATAATCATTTTATCAATATATATAAATAAACTAAATCTTGAGGTTTTATGGTTAAGAAGCAAAAAGGATATATTGCTGTAAGTAAGTTAGATAAAAGCAAATTTATCTTAGAAAGCTATAAGGGTGAAGTAGTAGATGAAGAGGTTAAATTTCCAAAGGATTTAGGTTCAAAACACCCATTTGGTTTTGAAGATGCTGAGAAAGTTTATAAGAGTGTAGGGCTTATTTCTGGAATAGTTAAAAAGATAACTGATAGTATTGTGGGAGATTTCCAATTAAAAGTAAAGGATGAAAACACACAAGCACTATTAGAAAGCTTTATTAAAGAAACAAACTTCACAATAATATTAAGACCCTGGATAACTGAGGCTATATATAAAGGTAATGGGTTTATTGAATTAGATTTCTCTGAAAAAATACCAAGACTAAGAGTATTAAATGCTAACAATATGTATGTTAGAAGAAATAAAAAAGGAAAGGTTTTATCTTATAATCAATATGTTGGTAATATGAAGAAATATACTCCAACATCAAGTAAATTAATAACCTTTACACCAAGTCAAATAGCTCATTTAAAGATTAATGAAATACCTGATGATGCTTATGGATGGGGTATATTAATGCCAAATGAAAGAGTTATTGAGAATATTGTTAAGGGTGAACAAGATATTCACGAAATAATGAGCAGAAAGGCTGGAGCTCCAATACATGTTAAAATAGGACAACCAGGTGAAAGTGTTAATTCTGAAGATGTAGATGATATGAGTGAGAAACTTAAATATTTAACTAATAGAACAGAATGGGTTACTGATGGGAATATTGATATGAGTGTATTAAATTTCTCTGACTTAGGAAAGAACTTAACAGAAACTCTAAATTATGATTATCACCTATTGATTGCTGGGATGGAAGTTCCAGAAGTTTTATTAGGTAGTGGACAACTAAATGAGGGGATAGCAAGAGTCCAATTAGAAGCATTTCAAAGGAAAATACAAAGTTATAGAGAAAATATACAAGCCGTAATAGAAGAAAGAATTTTAAGACCTTATTTAATTTCAAATAATTTAGATGAAGATATAGAATTTATTTGGAATCTTCCAGGAGAGGAAGAAAAGAATAAGAGAGTAGAACAAATAAAAGGATTATTAACTGCTCCTTTAAGTGAGAATATGAAAAGAGAATTACAATTAGAATTAGCAAGGATATTGGAATTTAATGATTTAATAGACTTATTAGAAAAGCCAGAGAAAGGAATTGATGAAGAAGAAAGAGAAATAAATAAACAATTAAAATCACAACCATTAGAACAAGAAACAATGCCTGATAAGGAAAAAGAAAAGCCAAAGAATGCTGAAAGGGAAAAAGAAGAAAACCTAAAACAACCAGAAGTTCCAAGAGCTAAGACAAAGTCAAAACAAGAACCAATAATAAAGGAAAAACCAATAAGTAGAACTATGGATAATTTAATCCAGGAAGAGATAAAAAGAGTTAAATCTGGTGAAATGGATTTAAAGGAATATATTAATCTCCAGGAGTTAGCTGGTTTTAATTATTCAGATTATCTTATTAATATTCTAAGAAGGGTAAAAGCAGAAAAGTTTACAGACTTATTAGCAGAAAATGACTTAGACTTAAAATTAGGTAAATTACCAGAAAAAGAAATTAAGAAACTAAAATTCGTATTAAATGATGGATTTAGAAAGAATAAGACTATAAGGCAAATGGAAAAAGAGATTAAAGAAAATATCAATCTAAAGGATAGATACACATTAAAGGATAATGAAGAAGTATTAACTATGAGCAAAGAAAGTAGACCAAATGTAATTGCAAGAACAGAAACAATAAGATTGGCAAATATGGGTTTACTTGATACTTATAAAGACAATAAGGTAGGACAAGTGAGGTTTTTAGCAGCATTATCTGATAGGACTTGCCCTGAATGTATGAGTTTAAATGGTGCAGTTTATAATATAAAAGAGGCATATGGGTTAATTCCAGTTCACCCAAATTGTAGATGTACATGGGTGAGCATATGATAATGAAACCTAAATGCCATAATTATGATAATTGTGGTAATGATGCAATAACTTTAGTAAATGGTTTATGGTTGTGTAGTGAATGCTTTATTAAAATAAAGAAAGGAATAGAAGAAAAACAACAGAAAGATATGGAGGGTTTTCTAATTGAAGAATGATAATAAATAAACCTGAAACAAACCAAACAATAATCTTTGATAATCATTGTGGGGATATACAATTTGACTTATCTGGTGATGAAGCAATAGCAAACGAAGATATAAACGATACACTATCAAGACAGAAATTTATGTATGGTGGATTAGGAAATAACTTAACATCAAGAGGAAATAATAAAGGAATATTTAGAACAAGAGTTAAATCAATATACTTAGAACTATGAAAGAAGAAATAGATATAAATTATAAAAGTAATGAGTTTAAAGTGAGCTTAAACACAGAACAAGGACAAGTATCATTTAAAACAAGAAGCCTAAAAGGATTCTTAAATTCATTAATTATTGAATCAAATAACCCGGTAGAACTATTAATAGAAAGCGAATTAGGATACTTAATAATTCATAGGAGACAACATGAAGGGGTAGGCTATTATTGCCCAAGAAATAGAACTACAACACCTATTGAGGATATGCGGGATTCTCCATCTTTTGAGAAATTTATTTTAAATGAGAGTTTAATTATTACTATTCTCGGTCAAAGAAACACCGATGTTACATTAATTATGAGATTTGATTGAATATATAATCATTTTATCAAAATATATAAAGAAATCTAAATAACCTATTTATGTAAGATGACAAAAAAAGCAATTAAATTATCATATAGTGTTCCAATTCTTGAGAAGGGATTTGAGAATGATGACTTCTTTATAGAGGGAACAGCTATAAATGCAGCAATAACTTCAAATAATCATAAGTTTTTAGCCGAAGAATTAGAACCAGCAGCAGAATCTTTAAATGGTGTTCCATTATTAATAGACCATGTCAATGAAATAGCCTCAATTAAGGGGAGAGTAATAAATGGTATATATGATTCTGTAAATGAAAAAGTTAATTTTAAAGCAAAGGTAATTGATAAAGAAATTAAAAGTATGATTAAAGATGGAAGAATAGATAGTGTTTCAATTGGTGCATCAGCAGAAGATATTGAAGAAGATGGTGGTTTTTACATTCCAAGAGGAATACAATTTAAGGAATTAAGCTTAGTTGCTATCCCAGCAGATTCTGGTGCAACATTTCAAATTGCTTTAAAAGAAGCATATCAATCAAATTCGAATGAATTGAAAGGAGGGTTAAAAATGAGTGAAGAAGAAATTAAGACAGAAGAACCTAAGGAAGAAGTTGTTAAAGAGGTAGAAGCAGAAGCTGAAAAGCCTGAAGAAACTAAAGAACAACCAACTGAAGATTTATCTGAGAGTTTAAAGACCTTATCTAAAGAAATTAAATCTCTAAAAAAACAAATAACTGAAATGGCAGATGTTGATGAAGAAAAAGAAGAACCTAAAGAAGAAACTAAAGTAAAAGAAACTGAAGAAGAAACTGAAGAAGAAACTAAAGAAGAAGCTGAAGACGAAGAAGTATTTGAAGAAAAGGGATATAAAATAGTTCAAGGATTTGGTTCTTTAAAAGGCGGCTCCTTTACTTTAATAAGATAAAATGACACAAGCAAACCCATTAGGGGCAGTTGCAATTTTTGATGCTGGTATACCAAGAACTCTTACAGGAAAAGCAAGAGAGGTAATATCTGGTGGAGAATTTGTTTTCTGTTCAGGAGCAGACGGTGTTGTTAGTTCTGGAGTTTCAAGTTATGCAACTACTGATGTAAAAGTAGCTTTATGTAATCATTGGGGTAGATGTAATGGAATTGCATTAAACAATGCAGGTTCAAACGAAAATGTTACCTTTGCAAGACAAGGAGACTATCTATTAAGAAGTGCTGGCGCAATAAGCGGAGGCGGATTAATAGTATTATCAAGTGGAGCATCATCTTATGAAAGTATTGCACCATTAGGATATGCACAAGGCGGAAGTAATGTTGCAGGAGTTATAGGTAGAGCAATCACATCAGCAGGAAGTGAAGAATTTTTACTTGCAAGCTTAAATTTATAAAATGGCATTTAAACACATAACAGAATATATATCAACAGATACAGGAACAGAGGGAACTTTGTTAATACCAAAGTTAATCATGCCTAATTTAATCGACGAAGTAGACAAAAATTTATTACCAAGAGAATTGGCAGCAATAGTTTATACTCCACAAATGTTAGCAAATAAGGGCTCGCAATTTACAATCAATTTAATTGATGACGGAATTGCAGTAAGACAAGTTGGAGAAGGTGCAGAAATACCAATGGATGCATTAGACTATTCAACAGTTACATTAAAACCAGTTAAATACGGAGTAGCAGTTAGAATTACAAGAGAGATGATGGAAGATTCTCAATTTGAATTACTACAAAAACATATTAAATATGTTGGTAAGAGAATTGGAGAAAAAGAAACATCTTTAGTAATTGATGAACTAAATACTTGTTCTAATACGGTATCTGGAGGTGCAGCAATTACAATTGCAAACATCGCAGAAGCTATGAACAATGTAGAAGGTTATGACTATACACCAACTGACTTTATTATTGGAGATGAAATATTGATGGATTTAAGAAACATCGATACTTTTGTTGAAGCTGATAAATCAGGTAATACTGATATGTTGAAAAGAGGATTCTTAGGAAATATCTTTGGAATGAATGTCGTAAGATTTTCAAGAAATGCTACAAGTGCACCAGCAACTAAAAAGAAATATTGTTGGGTAATTGATAGGGGTCAAGCTTATGTAATGGCTATTAAAAGAGACATTACAATGGAGAACTTTGACTTACCTTTGTTTGATATGCAAGGGGCAGCAATTACTTGGAGATTCGATGTTGAACTTCTAAGGGATTATTCAATCTGTAAAATAACAACAAGTTAAAAATTATTTATTTTTATTTTTTTTTTATTTTTTAACTTTTATCTTTATAATCAAATGGTAACACAATTAGGGAGTTTAATAGGACTCGTAGACGGAATGGACAAAGGAGCTGGAACATCAGGATTAGCTTGTGCAGGTATAATGCTGCATATAGGTAACCCAGATAATATAGCAACTGGCAATGTTGGAAGTGATATAATATTGGATGTATTGAACAACGAATATTATATGTGCGAAGAACAGGGCGGTTCAGAATGGATACATATAGGTTCTATTAGCTAAATTTAAAAATCGCTGAAAGGCAAGTCAAAAGACGATAAGATGGTATTAAATACAATTGGTTCAATAGCAATACATATAATTGAGAACTTTAATAATATTCCAGCTGGTGTAAGTGGAAATATGGTTGAGATTGTCGATATGGCAAGACAACATGTTGAGAATTATACTGGGCAGAATATTGGTTCTAATTCAATTGATGATAGGTTTCAACCAGCAATAGTTAGTTTTGCAAAAGCAGATACCATTGACTTTGTTCAGGCCCAAGCTGGCGGAGAAAAGGTAAGTTTATCAGAATTGAGTATTGAAGAAAGTGGTGAAAGTATGTCCTCAAAAGATTGGCGGTCAATGGGTGAAATAGAACTAAAATATCTTGGAAGAAGTGTTGGTTTTAGAAGAAGCCAAAGTTAAAATGATAAAAGACACATTACAAGCTGGATTAAATAGTATAATTGATAGAGCTGGAGACCAAATTATGATTAGATACTTCAATGAATCTATTGGTAGTGTTTGGGATGACGAATTAGTTTTAACCACCTCAGGAGATGTCTGGACAAGTGGAGTAGTATTCCCATTAAGTAATGAAAAGGGAAGTCAAGATTCTGTATTAATGGAACAAGGCAAATTAATTGATGGAGATAAGAGGATTTTTGTAGTGGGCAGTTTAAATGTTACTGGAAGCGAATTACAATCTAAAATTCAAATTGGTAGCCCATCAGGTGAAGTTTACAGGCAAGTATTGGAAAGTTATACACCAGAGGTAAATGGTGAAAAGATATATAAAAGAATTTATGTTAGAAAATTACCAATAGGCAGTCTTATTGGAGAATGAAAATACAAGTATTAGGTGAAAAGGCTGCAAAATTAAAACTTCTAAAAAAGAAAACTAAAATTAAGATAGATGAAACTATTGGTTTAAGTAAGGCTGCATTATTCTTACAGGGTGAAGTAAAACAAAGTATTGCAGGACATAGAGCTGAAAAAACAAGTGTTGATACTGGTAGATTCTTAAATTCAGTAGATTTTCAATCAAATAAAGACAATGCAGTGGTTTACTCAATGGTTTCTTATGCTAAATTCTTAGAGTTTGGAACAAGTAAATCAACAGGCAGAAGACACTTCAATAATTCTAAAGACCGAAATAAGAAAAAGATTATCTCAATAGTTCGAAATAATATCAAAAAGATTTAATATATAATCGAATTATCAATATATATAAAGAAATCTAATTTTATAAAATAGTTTAAGTAAGCGAACTAAACAAACCAAGCGAGGAAAAATGACAAGTGTATCAAGTTTCATAGGAGATATTTTATATTTTATAAAAAACGACCTAACAACAAACATAACAGACCCAATACAATCTCAAAGGAGTGGAACTTCTAAATTTATTATGACCTCTTTTCCTCAAAGAGCTGTAAAATATCCTTTGGTTACTATTAAATTAACAAATCAAGAAGCAACAAGGGCTGGTATGCAAACAACAGCTATGGATGTTGTTGTAACCCTTGAAATTCGCGTTTGGGCACGAAATGAGAAAGAAAAAGATGTTTTGAGCACAAATGTATACACAAGACTAAAAAGTATGCAATTTGTAGCTAATGGAAGCAGGGAAAATGATTTACATAATTTCCAATTATTAAGTATGAATGAGTTGGACGAAATAGGGGAAAACTCAGTTAAATCAAGAATATTAACAATACAATATTCTTTCTGGAATTTAAACTAATTATAAGGAGGTAAAATGACAAGATATATAGCAGATTATAACAAACTTGTAGGAATTTTTGAGAGTGGAACTTCTGGTGAGCCAATGACTGGTAGTTCATTTTGGATTGGACAGGTTCAAGAACACTCAGTTGATGAAGCAGAAAATAAATTAGTAAATAGATATTTAGGAACAGAAACTCGTTCTTATGATGCAATAGAACAAGGACCAAGAGATGTTACTGGAACTTTCAGTTATCATCCAATGGATATGAGGTTGCCTTTTTGGTGTGTAGGTTCAATTTTTGATACTTCTGGAACAAATTCAGAACATACAGCAACTGAAGTAAACACTAATGTAAGACAAAACCCATTTGTATCAGGAACAGGAGATTTAAATCCACCAATAAGCTTTACACTTGAAGATTCAAAACAAGCTGCGGGAACTGGTAAAAACTTTATAAGAACTATTAATGGGGTTTGCATAAATAATGTTACAATAACATCTTCTCAGGGAGAAAAAGTTAAAGTAGATATAGATTATATTGGAAAAACATCTTCTTTTAGTTCAGGAACAACAACAGCTGTAACTGAAATAACAGGTAGACCATATTTATGGAGTGATTGTTCTTTAACATTAGGAACAAATGCAATAAATACAGCAAAGGAAATAGCATTAGCAATTAATCAAAATTTTGAAGCACCACATTATATAAATGGTTCAAGAGATATTTCAACACCATATCCAAAGGATAGAGAAAATTCTTTATCAGTAACAATGGATTTAGATAGTGATGTTGCAAAGACTTTATATGAAACTTATTATAAATCTAATACAACTTTTAATGGTGTATTTGATTTAGATGCAGATTCAACAACAGGAAGCCAACATACAATATACACATTGAGTGGTTGTAAGGTAATGAGTATGGAAAACCCATCTACAATAGATGGAGCAACAGAAAGTTCAATAGAAATAATGCCAAAAACAATTTCAGCAGTAGAATATACAAGTTTAATCGGTAGTGGACAATTAAATCCTTGGTAATAAAAATGAAGGAAATAGAAGTAAATGGTAAGAAATATTCCATTAATGAGATTCCTTATTTGGAAGCAGTTGATATAGACCCAGCAAACAAGAAAGAAATGGTTTTAAAACTATTTAAAGCAAGTTTAGGGCTAACTGAAGAAGAAATAAGTAAGCTCACAATCCAAGAGGGAAAAGAAATAGAAAAATCCATCTTAGAAGTTAATGGTTTAGATTTTCAGACACCAGCCAACAAAGAAGAATAAAAAGCGAATTAAACATTTGCAAATTTTTTGAAGGTTGGACACTAAGAGATGTTCGTATATTAACTCTACAAGAGTTTAATACCTGTGTTCAAATGATTAAGGACCACAACAGACAAATGAAAAAGAAAAATGGTAAGCGTAGGTAGTGCATTCGCAGAAGGGGCAGCAATAGCCATAGTAATAAAAGGAATAGATAATTTTAGTAGCACTTTTAAAAAAGCAAATACAACCTTAGGAAAATTAGGTGGAATTGCTAAAGCAACAGCAAAAGTTATGGCTGTTGCATTTGTAGGGTTGGGTGCTTATGCAATTAAGACAGCATCAGATTTTGAAACTGCCTTTATAGGTGTTAGAAAAACAACCAATTTAACTGAAAAAGAATTTAAAGATTTAGAAAACAGATTCATAGATTTATCTCAAGAAATACCTAAAACCTTTGAAGAATTATCTCAAATAGGTGAAATAGCTGGACAATTAGGTGTTACAGGGGTTGATAATTTAACAAAATTTACAGAAACTATTGCAAGGATTTCAGATTCTACAAATTTAACTTTAGAACAAGCAGCAACAGATTTTGCAAGAATAGCAAATGTTATGGGAGAACCATTAGAAAATATTGATAGAATGGGTGCGGCAGTTGTTGATTTAGGAAATAACTTTGCAACATCAGAAGCAGAAATTGTTGATATGTCTAAGAGAATTATGGGTGCTGGAAAAACCATTGGGTTAAGCACTCCAGAGGTTTTTGGTATGAGTGCTGCTTTAAGTTCATTGGGAATTAGGTCAGAAATGGGTGGTAGTGCAATTTCGAGGGCAATGATTACTATTTCTAAATCAGTTAGTGAAGGTGGTGAAGAATTAACTAATTATGCTAATGTTGCTGGAATGAGTATTGATGAATTTTCAGAAGCTTGGAAAACTAAACCAGTTGAAGCAATGTCTAATGTAATTGTAGGACTTAAAAAAGTATCAGAATCTGGTGGAAATACATTTGGAGTTTTAGAAGATTTAGATTTAAAATCAATTAGAATTTCAGACACTATGTTGAGATTATCAAATTCAGAAGATGGAATAACTAAATCTATTGATGCCTCAATAAAAGCATGGAAAGAAAATAAAGCATTAACAGAAGAATCAGATAAAAAATATGCCTCATTTACTTCTCAAATAGATATATTAAAAAATACTTTTATTGCCTTAATAAAACCAATAGGTGAAGAATTAATACCAGTAATTTTAGATTTAGCAAAGGTTTTTGTAGATGATATATTTCCAGCAATAAAACCTTTAATACCTGTGATAGGAGAATTCTTAAAAAATGTAATAGAAAAACTTGCACCATATTTACCTGGAATAGTAGATAAATTAATGAAATTAGCAGAGGTATTTATGGAAATATTTGATGCTATTGCACCTTTAATAGACCCATTAATGGAATTAGCATTTGTTTTATTTGATGCTTTAATGCAAGTAATAGAACCCTTAATCCCAATGATAAAAGAGTTAGTTCCACCATTATCAGAAATACTTATAGCATTAACCCCAATAATCACACCATTAGCAAAAATATTAACATTAATTGTTGAGTTAGTTTCTGGTCGTGCATTAATAGCTTTAAAAATTGCTTTCGCAGTAATAACTCCTGTAATAAAGATTTTTTCAGGTGTTGTTGAAAAAGTATATGGTTGGATTGCCTCTTTAGTAGAAATAATTAAAGATTTAGTTACTTGGATTAATAAAATATCTTTAGGGGTATTAGATAAAATAGGCGGTGTTATAGGAAAAGTTGGTGGAAAAGTAGGTAGTTTCTTTTCAGGAAGTAAAAGTGTTAATGATGCAATCATAAGACCTAATGGACAAATTATAGAAACAAATCCAAATGACACAATAATAGCAACACAAAATCCCGGTGGAATAAGTATTCATATAGATTCTATTTATGGGTTAGACCCCGAAGCAATAAGTAAATCACTATCAGAGGAATTATCAACTAAAATAAGTTTATAATGGGTTTATAAGGAGGTAAAAATGAAAGACAATTTTGGATTTAAAGGACATGTAACAATAGAGAAAGTTTCAGCAAATGGAAAAAGAGAATTAATCGAAGTTTCAAATACAACAATGAATGTTGGTAAATCACAAGTAACATCTTTAATGACTGGAGATGTAGCAGGTGGAACAGCATTTGATTATATTGCTATTGGAACAGGAAGCGATACAATCATTGCAACAGACACAGCATTAGGAACAGAATCTTATAGAGAAGCTGCAACAGGAACACAACAGACAAGTGGAACAACAAACGATACAATGAGATTAATTGGAAGTTTCACAGCAGATGGAGTAAAGGTTATTAATGAAGCAGGGATTTTTAATGCAGCATCAACTGGAAGTATGTTTGCAAGAACTTGCTTTGCAGACCAATCTATGGGAAGCGAAGATAA